GAATGCACCAGCTTGTTGCATAGAAGCAACAGCAGCAGCAGTCACGTTCTGCAAGATAGATGGGTCTAAACCCTGTGAAGCATCAGATACGCCAGTACGCTTGGACTGCATTGTGTCCAAGTACTGAAGCATTGGGAAAGCAGCAGTCGCTACATTCTGCACAACCAATTGAGATACAGCACCCTGAGACTTGGCACGAATAACACCACCTGCTGTAGATGTAAGCAAGTCGTCTAGGTTTACTTGACCCTCAACAGCGACTACTCGTGCATTGTTTGTCAGGTATAGGTTATCAAGAATCTGACGAGTGATCGTAGTCTTAATTAGCTGAATGTCTGTGGTTCTGTCAGCAAGTGAGTTACCAAAGAATTTGTGTGGAATTGGGATGGGGCAGATTGAGTGGAAAGGAACATAGTCCACTTCCTCGACCATCTCTTTACCTTTTTCATCTTGAAGAATCTCATTAGATGCGTAGAACACCTGAACGAGAGAGGCGATACCCTTACCATTTACATCAGTTTTGACATAGCACTCAAAGACCTCAATCTCTTGCATGGATGGGTCATCAGTCTGTACTTGGTAAGGTTGCTCACCAGCAGAGAATCGAGCCACACGCTCTGGAGTGTATGCCAAAGCATCATCCATTTGCAGACCTTCAACTTGCTTCTTGTTAAAGCCCATAGCAACCAAGTCACTACGAGTCAGCATCTGTCTGTGGGCTACAAATGGGCTATCAGCAATGGTGCGAGCCTTCTTGCTAATCAAGAACTCCTCTGGAGGTACGTTCTCAATACGAACACGACCAACCATCTTTTTCTGTTGAACAACAACATTGTGGATTTGGTTAATCATTGGCATACCCATCGGGTCAATTATGGGATTACCCATTTGATCTAGGATGGGGAATTCTTCTGTGTCTTGCTCGACAATCTCCATTGAGTCGTCAGACATAAGCATTGCCAACTCATCGTTAGACAAGTTGAAGTAACGCTCTTTGGTAATGTCTTCCTCATCAGACCAATATGCTTTAACCACTCCATTTTTCTGAAGCAAAGCATCTTTAAACCAATCATGCAGAATGGCTACACCTTCGTTATCCCTGTTGAACACCCAATTACAGTAGTCAGTAGCTTGCTTGGCAGAGGCTTCATCACGAGGGCCTTGTGGCTCAAAAACAACAATGTTGTCTGAACCTGTAAAGATGCGAACTAAAGAGGGTAGCGCACCATCAATTGCTTCGGCTACCTCACCTGTAACGATCTGAGACTTACCTTCCGTTTCATTTCCATATGGGGCACGAAGATAAGCCTCAAGAGCCTGTTTTCTTTGCTCTACAGTTTCTGATTCAATGAAACCAATAGAATCATCAATCTCAGCTTGAAGAATTGATTTCAAGTCATTTTCAATCATAAAGCATTAACCCACTCATAAGGTTTAGTAAAAGTCATGGTGTTGCGCTTTCTAACATTTAACGCTTCAGGAATGACTTGGATATTTAAGGCGCAATGAAGTCCAGACGCAGTTTTAGAACGCAAAGGAATCATGTGATCTATGTGCCATTTTACATTAGTTATAGCACTTCTGTGTTTAGAAAGTAATACTGCCTCGTGCATTACAAAAGCGTCAAACTCACCATACCATTTGGGAGTAGCTTGTATTTGTGAGGCTCTACGCTTATGAAAGTCTGCAAGTATCTTGGCAGGGTTATCTTTCTTCCACCTTTTCAGGTTTTGCTCATACTTGTCTTTATTTTTCTCTTGCCAGTCTTTTTTATACTGAGCCATCTTTTCAGGATTTGACTCTTTCCAAGCAATGTTTTTTTCTTTATTTTCAAGCCAATGCTGATGTTTTATCTGTTTAGTAAACGCAAGGCAAGCGTCACAAAGACAATCACCATTGAGCCTACGATCAGCAATGCCACCACGCTTGCATGGTTTACCAGTAAAGTAAGTTTTAAGCCCCAAGGCTTGCGCTTGCTTCCTGTTTATTGGCTTGGTCATTACGCTCCTTTGGCGGTCTGCCCATTCTAGGCTTGTCAGATTTTAACTCTTTTACCACATTTTCTAACATTTCAAGACGCATTTCAAGTTCTTTTATCTTTGGGGCAAGATTGACCCCTTGGCGTTCTACATACATTACACAATCCATTTCGGTGCTTTGTTAATCGGCTTATCCCAAGTGCTATGACCTTCATCAAGTCCAAGGGCTAAGTATCTGAAACTGTCACTTCCATGACTAGACCAATCGTGAAGTGGTCTTTCATAGAATATCTTACGCTTCTCATCGTAGTCTCTGCGGTAGTTTCTCAGGCAGTTCAATCCTGTCTGTACCTTTGGCACGTTAAACCAACACCTCGGTAGAATACGCCTTACAGCCTGAATACCATCGTCTAGGCTCATCCTTGGGGCTATCTTGATCTCTAGGCCAGCTTCCTCAAGCATCTCTAGTCTGCTCTTACCTGTGCCTAACTCTCTAACCCTAACGTCATGGGGCAAGATATGTTCAGCTTTGGAGTAGTCGTTATCTTTAATCCACTTGACGTAGTGGTCTAAGCCCACCCCATGATTCTCATAGTAGTCAATCAATCTGATCTCTGTACCTACTAACTGAGCCACCCAGATAGAAGTAGAGTCACCCATACCCAAGTCCCAAGCAGTAAAGGTTCTGCTGAGTTCCTCCCAAGGAATCTCTTGCATATGCTTCTTATCTTCTAATTCGTTGAGGATTTGTCCATAGTAAGAACCCTCTACAGCAGCGTCAAAGGAACACTCAAACTCTTGGCGGTATTTATCCTCACCCATCTCATTACGAGCCGCCTTCAGTTCTGTGTCATCCACTACCCCTGTCTCAGAGGCTTTGAACTCTAGTAAACCCCATCCATCCTCTTTCTCTGCCCTGTCTCGCAGTTCTTTGAAGTGGTTGTGTCCCTTTGGTGTACCGATAAATAAACACCACCCCTTCCTGTCAGCTAGTGCAGGGCGAATAATGTCAGTCCATATCTTTGGGTTTTGATCTCCAATCTCATCTAGGATTACTCCATCAAAGTACTGACCACGCAACGACTCAGGGTTGTCTGAGCCAAACAACTGGATGCGTCTACCCCAGAAGTCAACTCGCAACTCAGAGATATTGCTAGTGCCTCCTAGAGGCTCTGCATACTTCACAAGGTAGTCCCATGCCACTCGCTTGGCTTGCCCATATGTAGGGGCTATATAAGCGTATCTAGGGGCTTCCTTTTGGTTGAGGATAGCATCCTTGATTAGATGGTTGATAGCAGAGACAGTCTTGCCCATACGCCTGTGGGCAACAACAACACCAAAACGCTTACTGTCCATCAGTTCATGGATAGCAAGTTTCCTCTAAGATCATCTCTCTTATGACAGCGTTACCTTTGTCTAGGCTACCTTTAGGTCTTCCTGCGCCATCTCGTGCGCCACCTCGGTTTGAAAGGTTTGATTGTTTTTCAATCATGTTTGACTCCTCTAGGGTTGGTCAAGGTTAAGTTAATACTTTATTCTAACAGACTTTGAATTTCTTTAAGTTTTTCTTCGTCTGCTAACAATCCTAACGGAAGCACACCAGCAAGAATGTCTGCTTCGTTCTTACGCATTGGGTCAAAAGCAGCGAAACGAGAACGCAACTGGTTTGGATTAAATGCCACAACTTCCTCTAAGTCAGGTCTGACAAAAACAGAATCATACCCTTCACTTTGAAGTTGCTCTCTCCATTTACCTAGCTTTTGTTCAGCAGCCATAGCATCTGCATCACGATAGAATTCGGTTGCAGTTTGATATTTTTTAGGATTTTTAAAACTTCCAAGCAATGGGTAAACAACAGCGTTTTCTGGCTCTGTTCTATTAGCCCATCCACCTCTTGATGCTATTAGCGCATAGTCATTGGCTAAAAATGGCTTAGAAGTTGAGAATATCCCAAGTTCATCACCAGCTTGCCTTGTGTTTGTACCTGCTTTAGACAAGTCAAAACTAGGGAAATCTTTAGCTGTGCCATGCAACACTTCCGTCTTAAACCCCATAGCCTCTGCTCTCATCTCAGGCGTATTATCTTTAGGAAGTCCTAGACCACCTTCTTCAACAGGCAATGCAGCGTTTCTTTGGGCTTTATCTAGTGCTTCTTGTCTTGGAGCAATTGGTGTTTTAGGTGAGTCAGCAAGATAGCCAAATTTCTTTGCGTTTTTTATTGACTCTTTGTCCATGACAATTGGCAATTCGTCTAGCCCCATGTCTCGCAATACAGCGTAACGATGGCGACCATCACCAAAAACTTC